GGATATTGTCCCGATCACCACGAGTTCGGTGTGGGCGGCGGAGACGAACAACCAAAACCTCGCCTTGCGGGACCTCCCCGTCCGTATCACCAAGATTGTGGACAACCCGGACGGGACCCTAGACGTAACCGCAGAGGATTACCCCTTCGGCGTCCACCAACCCACCATATACAACAAGGATCTTGCGGCGGCGTTGGCACAGCCGAACAAGTACGCGGACCCCGGCAATTCAGAAGTGGTCATGTTTGAGGCAACAAGCCGCCTCACGGGTTTCCAGGGTAACCAAATCTGGATTGGCGCGCTCGGTTCCAACTCTGATTGGGGGAGCTGCAATATCTACGCTTCGATGGACGGGGCCAAGTACCAGCAAGTTGGGACTATCACAAGCCCCGCCCGGTTGGGCGTCTTGGGCGCGGACTTCGGGTCCGGGGTTGACCCGGACATAACTATCCCGCTTGTTATTGACCTCGTACAGAACAGCGGCGCACTTGAATCAGCGACGGCAGCGGACGCGGACGCGGACAATACGTTGTGCTACGTGGACGGTGAATTGGTGTCGTACTCGGCTTGCGCCGTTACGGGCGTTGACCAATGCACGGCTACCGTGTACCTCCGGCGCGGGCGGATGGGGTCAACCATCGGGGCGCACATCGCGGGCAGTTTGTTTATGAGGCTAGACGATGCAGTCTTTAAGTTTACCTACGATCCTAGTTGGGCCGGAAAGACCATTCATTTAAAGTTCCAATCGGTCAACGTCTATGGAAACTCCGCACAGGATCTAAGCACGTTGACGGCGACGAGCTTTACCATCCCCGGATTGAACCCCGGCACCGTGGACGCGGCAAGCGGCTTGGTGACATCTACATATATGCCACCGAACGTCACCACAAACGTGGCCCTCAACGCGGTAGTAGCATCCGCGTACGATGCAGGGACCACAACGTCTACCGTGTCAATCTACGGGCCGGGCGGCGTTGGGACGAGCTGGACATATACCGTTGGCAGCCATACCCGGACGTACGCGGCGGGGACCATAACCGGAGTGACTCCGGGCAGCTCGGTCTTTGTTGTTTTCAACACCCAAACAAACGCGTTTATTTTGATCCCGACAACCAACTATCAGGACCTCTTAAACGACTTTTACATCGTCCTTGGTGGCATCATCGTAGCCAATGCGACGGGCGGCGGCACGAGCGGCGGATACACAGGCGGCGCGGGCGGCGGTGGATACGCTTGCACGGTCGAAGGAACCCCGCTCGACACGCCGGACGGCCCAATAGATAACCGGGTCCTCAAGGCGCGCTTGGACGCCGGGGAAACGGTGTATCTCTCGGGAAGGTTCGGCCCGGAGCGGCTTGTCGGTGCAACGTGGGAACGGGTCACCGATGTATACCGGGTCAACGTGGGGAACCGCCCGGCGTTTGAGTGCTCGGGAAGCCACATGCTCCGCGTCCAAGGTCATTACAAATGGACCCGCGAAATAGCAACGAGGGCACGTCTTGAAACGCGGGACGGCTACGAGCACGCCCGCATCGTTCCGACCGGCGCGGTCTGCCGGGTCCTCCGAGTTCACCTTGAAGGGCCAAGCCACGAGTATTCAACCCACGGCGTCATGACACACAACATGAAGGCTGACCCCGCACCATAGGAGAAAATAATGCCCGCTGAAGTTGTAGACAACCGCGTATTACCTGCCGAGGCCCAAGAGGTCCTCTTGATTATGGATGACTTCGGGACGGCGTTTTCCTTGCAGATCCCCGTGAGTGACTCCGCCAACCGGCAGACACGCATAGACGCCGCCGTTGCACAACAGTCCGCGAACCAAGCGGCGTTGGAAGCGTACGCCTCGGCCCACGGGATTGATTTATCCGCACAAAAGGCGGACGGCATCGCCAAAAAGAACGCCTTGAAAGGAACACAATGAAGACCCTTCGATTCATTATTTTTTGCTTGGCCTTGTCAGAGTTCGCACCGGCTCAAGTCTCCATCTCCGCATCGCAGATCAAAGATTCTTTTGAGCGGCCCGTCCCAACGGCTCGGCTGTGCTTCGTCCCCGTGGACGCCACTAAGACGCCGGTAGGCTTCCGTGTTGGGGCGGCGCAAATCGTCCCTAACGAAGTCTGCGGAACCGTAACGGTTGGCGTCCTCCAGGGCGGCCTCAACGTTGCGCCAACGGCGGCGGGCGTTTACTACCACATCTATCTAAAACAAATGTTCTCTAACAACATCCTCCGTGACTACGGTATGACGCCGATTACGGGCACGGGTTGGACGTTGGATACGTTTGACCCCAACGTGGTGGTCCTTCCCGTGACAGCGTTGAGCGTGGGGACGGTGACAACGCTCCCGTCCGGTTCGGGCGCAAGCTGCAACATCACGGGCGCGGGACCCTTTCTCTTGAATTGTGCAATACCTAAAGGGGACCAAGGGCCGATTGGCACGCCCACGAGCGGTGTCAACATCAGCACAACGGCCAATCAAGCTTTGGCCGGGCCAATCACCACGGCGACATCCACCCATCTGGCGAATGGGATGGACCTCAACACCGTCTCAGCGTGCGGGTACTATGAAGTTTTCAGCCCGGTCAACGGCCCCGCTGTGTGGGCCTCAAACTTTATCAAGATGCAAGTCATTTGCACACAAGACCCCAACTTCATCACACAGATTGCTTTCGACAGAGGGAACGCGACAAACACGTCCTATGTCAGAAACAGGACCGGGGGGACGTGGCACCCGTGGCAATTACAGCCGGTGGCGGCGGGGGGATTCTCTAACGATCTATGGGGGACGACCGGCCCGTGTGCTGTTGGTAGCCCCGGTGGTAGCGCAACCGCTGGAGCGTTCATCAGCGGAACCACGGGGACTTGTAGACTGAACGTTATCATGGGTGACCTTCTGTCAAACGTTGGGGGGTGGGTCTGTTATGGAAGTGACATTGACCACCCGGCGAACATAGTCACTTTGGCGGGCGGTTCCACTTTCGCTGTCATGACCGTACCCACAACAGCCGGGGACGAAATCATATTCCACTGTGACCCGCTCTAGTGCCCGTGCCGGACAACAATGAAGTCCATGTCCTCGCGGCGGAAGCTCTTGACGGTGTACTCGTGGCCTTGTTCGTCTAGGTACTTCTTGACGAACCGGGCCACGGTGCGGCGGTTAGTAATGCGGTACTTTTCTTTATCCGCATCTGTAAGGGCAACCTGGAGGGCTTCCTTAGACTTCAAGCCCCGGTCTATATCGGCTTTCATAGCGAGCCACTCAGGGGTCTTTTCAAAACGGCTTTCTGATTTGCGTTCCCGTTTTGGGATATCCGATTCCTTTATCTTTTTGTACATAAGTCTTCTCCCTACAGCTAGTGTGTTTGCTCTTGGTACGAAGTAAGGGGCCTAGATAAAGTTGTATCGTTTTGGAATTTCCTGTCAAGCATTTTTCTCTTGACAAATGGTGCAAACTAATGCGACGTTGCAAAAGGGATTTACTAAATGGATTTGTCTTTTAAAACCGAATCCGCGCCGATGAGAGCCGAGCCTAAGAGCTTTGCCGATTGGGACAAGACAGCTCCAGGCCAAAGCACAGCGGCGGCGTCCATGAGTCTCTTTAGATCACTCGGGGTTAGGCGGACAGAAATTAACTCAGTTCGTTTCTCATTCACCTATCCATCTTGCCGGTTGATTCTAAAGCGGACAAGAGAACTATTCGATGCGGTTGTCATCATCTGCCGCTATCGTGTCATTGTATTGACTGCAACCTTTGGACCATGCTTGTGTTGGTTCCGCAACAGAGAAAGGGCCGCTAGACCATGCTGTATCTTCGATTCGCTTTGATGAAACCTGCCTTGTACTCCGTCCACAACGCCTCCCCAACCGCTACCAAGATTGCAGAAGTCCAGATCCACCCGGATAGGGCGCACACGGTTACGCCGGTTCGCCCGTTGAGCCTCGCAGAGCGGCAGAGCATAGCCGCTTTCCAGCCGTAAAATTGTGCTAAATTGTGCTAGAGGCCCGGATATCTTGGATATCTCGGGCTTTTTAGTCTTTGTATAATCTGTAAGTTACACATAATACGAGTGCCTCGGGGGTTCGAGTCCCTCACTGCCCACCAAACAAATACCTAATAAAGACGCCACTCTAACCGGGTGGCGTTTCGTTTTGTGCTAATTTTGTGCTTGACACCCTAGCCGGGTTTGATAATCTGTCTCCGTAAGTGAACGCGCTATGGAGGCGCACAAAATGGCCACACTGGGAATCAAAGCCGCAACGGAAAAAATCATCTCTGACATTCTCTCGTATGAGTCCGATACTTTCAGCGCGGACGGAGCCAAGGTTACCCGCACCGAAGCATCCGCGATGGCCGCTAAGCTAATAGCGGACAACATAGAGCTAGGTATGAACGTGGACGGCTTGGAACTCACCGAAGTGTTAGAGGCGGTGCGCTCGTGATTGGTACACTCTTGTCCATGAAAACTTTCGTCCTCGCCCTCGCACTCTTAGCGCCCGATGTTCCGGCACAGACCGCGCCCTCCGTCCTTCACGTAACCGCCGTACGCGACTCCCTACCAACGGACGCACACTGTCCCGTGAAATGCTACGTCATCTCCGGGACCGTTGGGGACGTTCACTACACGGCGCGGCAGCTCTTCATGTGGGGAAGCCAACACTTTCAAGTTGGCGCGGACTACCCCGTCACCGTGAAGGGCGAAAGTTTGAACGTCAAGATGACGGATAAAAAAGGCCACGATGTCCCGGAGCGGCTCAACGTCGTAAGCGCGGAGGAAGCTAAGTGACCGTAGCCGAACTAATCGCGAAGCTGCAAACGTTCCCTCAAGATGTTGAGGTCCTTGTGTGGGCGCGGAACGAGTCCGGGCCGCCTTTGCCCGAAGTCGAACCGGAGCGCGGCGGCAGGGTGTACCTATGACAACGGCCCCGCTCATCACAATCTTTGTCCGCCACGATGAAGACTGCAAGTACAAGGGCGACGAAACGTCTAAGCGGTGCGCTTGCCGGAAGCATCTTCGCTGGACGCACAACGGCCAACAGCAACGCCGCAAAGCCGGGACCCGGAGTTGGGCCGAAGCGGAACTCGTCAAGCGGGATCTAGAGGACCAACTGTCCGGCAAAATCCAGGCACCCGAGACGGCAAAGACAATCCCGGAGGCCGTCGAAGTCTTTTTAGCCACTAAGCGCACCGAAGGCGCGGTCCCCGCGACAATCAAAAAGTACAACCGGGACACCGCCCGGTTGATAGCCTTTTGTGAGTCTCGCCGCGTCTACGCCCTTGCCGGGTTGACTGTTGAATTGCTCGCCACGTTTTGCGCCTCGTGGGAAGTGACCCTCCAAAGCAGTTTTACCCGAGCGAAGACTCGCGAACGGTTGAGTTCGTTTCTCCGGTTTTGCTACGACGCCCAATGGATTCCGCGAGTCCCGCGTCTCCCCAAGATCACAATTGACGAGCCGCCCACGCTGCCCTTGACGGAGGACGAATACCAACGGCTGTTGGATTGTTTGCACGTCACCAAGCCGTTAGGCAAAACAAACAAGCCGGTTGACGGTGGCATGACGCCCAAACAGTTGGTTCGCGTCCGGGCGCTAATTCAATTGATGCGGTGGACGGGGTTATCAATCCGTGACGCGATCACGTTGCCCACCCCGTCCATAACTTCAGAGGGCGAGCGTTACCGGGTCACGACATCAAGGCAGAAAACAGGGACCCACGTTTCCGTTGTCATCCCTCCCGATGTTGCCCGCGAGGTCCTAGCGGCGGCGGGAGAAAAATACTTCATCTGGAGCGGCGAAGGCAACGCCGCGCACATGGCCGGGAAGTATACGGAGCGATATATCCGCCCCGCATTCGTGGCGGCGGGCATCCCTCTAGAGGGCCACATGGTCAGCCATAGACTCCGGGACACGTTCGCGGTTCGCCTCTTGGAAAACGGCGTCCCAATGGAAGAGGTAAGCCGGGCGCTTGGTCACACATCCATCCGCACCACTGAGCGCCATTATGCTAAGTGGGTCAAATCCAGACAAGACCGGCTCGACTCATTGATAACCGGGACGTGGGCAAAGAAAAAGGCTAGAGCCGCGTAGCCCTAGCCTTAGTCTATTTTCTGCGGACCTTGCGATTTGCTTTCGCTTGGTCCGTTGCTTTTTGTTCTTTGCGTTCTTTGACTTCCTCAACAAGCCGCGCGCCGTGGTAAACAGTGTCGCCCGGCTCGTTCACGACGCCTCCGTGAACCCAAGCGCGGGCGAACGGTTTGAGCGTCCACTTCTTTTTGGTGTCGTCCCAACTGTAAAGCCGCACCGGGATTTCTACTTGGACCCAATGCTTGTGCTGTCCCTTGATTGGGATAGCCCGGACAATCCCGTACCGCCAACCAACGACCCACCGCCGTTCACCTCGCCCGCCCTCGTGGTAGAAAGAACAAGCTTGTCCAACTCTCATGTACTCTCCAACTCTGCAACGGTTGTGTATCGGTCATCAAAGACTAGCGGCAAGCGAAGGCCAGGGATTGCCCGCTGTGCGGCTAGGGAGCATGTCGCAAGCCCCGTAGCCGCGTGGACAGCGACGTGGGCAACGCGGACACACCGTCCGCAATGGCGACAGTTAGACATCCCGTTTATCCCTCCACCCTAGAAAGACCGGGAAGCGTGGCTTGTCTTTGCTGCCACCCGCGAAGTATTTGTACTTAGCGAGCCGCCCAATTAACGGATGCTGGATTAGCACGGCTTCACGTCCGTACAGCTCCCGGCGTTCGGCGGCGGTAAAGCCTGTTCCTATTTCAAACTCCACGCCCGTCTTTACGTCCCGGACACACAACGCACCGAGTACGCCCATCCCCGTTTTGTTGGCCTTGTGGGTGCTCCGCTCCGTCCGGCCAAGGGCGTTTGTCTTCGCCTCGTTGCCGTTGTGCATCAATTCCGTTACACCGGTGACGACGGCTTCCGAGTCAACGAACCGTTTGAGCTTCAAGAGGTAGCCCTCTTTCTTCGTGGAGCGCCCGTGCTTGTACGGCCCATACAACGAACGCAAAATCGCACCCTCGTACCCTTGCTCCACCCACTTTTGCTCAAACGACGCAAGAAGCGCGGGTGTTGCGAGTAGCACTTGCGGTACGAGCGCGATGGCTTCGGCGTTGGCTAGGTGAAGCGCCATAGATTCGAGACTTTGATATCTTTCGAGGAAGGGCGCGTCCGTCTGGATATCAAAGATGTGGTACTTCAGCCCGTCTATCGGGGCGTCATCGGACATAACCATTGATACGGTCTTCCGGTACGCGTCCGGCGCGGTAGGGTCCCCGGCGATAAGCTCGCCGTCAAGACCAACCGGCAAACCGTTAAGAAGGATTTGAACGCGGATATTCGGGATTGGTTTGAGCGTCCGGGATAGGACGCCCGCGTGTGTAATTATGGCGCGAACCCCGTCCAGCTTGGGCGACGCGATCACCGGGAAAACAACGTTTTCGACGCCGCCACAATCGACGGCGAGCATTGGTTTAAGGTTCAATTCGTGACCTTCCTAACAACGCGCTCATAGATAGCGCGCGGTATGCGGATACTCCGATAGCTCCGCTTGTGCATCGTTTCGCCGCGTTTGAGGATGAGGACGCCGGTTTCGTTCTCGTACATCCTCGTGACGGTTTGGCGGGACCACCCGGTTAGCTCCGCAACCTCCGCAACGGTCAACGCCGCTTTATCGAGAGGCGAGAGCATAGCCCACCGCCCCAATCCCAACGCCAATCCCTACAGTCTTCGCCGTCGTCCCGACACGCCGCCAAAAGCTCGGCTTCTTTTTCAAGGCGGCAATCTCGGTGTCTTTCTCCGCGTCTATCTGCAACTGCAAGTCCATCTTTTTTGTGGAGGCGTCCAGGTTGACCGTGCATTGTTTACACGAGTTCAATTCCTGATAGAGCGGCACAGCGTCCACGGCAACCTTTAGCGGCTCGTCCGGCAACGCCTCCGGCTCAAGCGGGACCGCCGAAACGGAGGGCAAACTCGCGATAGCTTCGGGCGCGGTTTTGACCGCCGCCGCTTCCTTTTGCAAGACGGTCACTTGGACTTGGGCCGCCTTGGTGACGTTGTTCTGTTGCTGTTTCAGCGTCTCAATTGTGGCTTGGGCCGTTTTGACTTGGCCGTCCGCAACGAGCCGGGCGTCGTGCTCCGCCATATACGAGCGGAACCCGATGACCACGGCAACCAACAACAAAAACCCGATGACGTGGCCCGCGTTTGCTTTCAGAAATGCGCTAACCTTTGACATATCGTTTTCCCTCGTATCCATCCGCCGCCATTGGCAGCCCTTCGGCCCACGGCTCCACGACGGCCATGTAACCGATGAGCCGTTGCAACGCCGTCTTGTCCGATTCATCCGCGAGACAGATAAGCTCGTCGTGGGTGTGTCCCACAATCTCCAAGCCTTTGTCCGCGTCCGCTCGTGCCATCGCGTCAACCAACAAGTCAACGGCAATGGCTTGCGTGATGTTTTCGCAGAGCCGCCCGCCGTACGTGTTGTGAACGCCCCAACTACTCCCACGGCTCGCCTCAAAGCCGAGCGTCAACTTTTTGCCGCCGAATTGGTTGCGCTCCGTCCGCACGAAGGCGTTGGGATAAACCAACTCCCGCCCGGAAGGAAGGACAATACGCAAAGCAGGGTCACGCCACGCAAACGTAAGTTTGCTGCCAAGCGTGCTATTGATATATTGATTCCGCCGTTTGTTGACGCACGCGGCAAAGGCTTCCTCCAGGTAGTACCAGAACGAAGCAACTTCCATGAACGTGTCCCGGAACGCCTCAACCTGCGAGACGGCTTGTTCTTGCGAAAGATCAATGCCCATCATTTCCGCGTAGCGCCAAAGCCCGGTCTTGACGACGAGTCCCGCTTTTATGTTCGCGTAATTGCAGACGGGGCAAGTCCCAAACTCAAACTCCGGCTTTACGTTCCAAACGTGCTTCGGGTGACCGTTGGAGCAAAAGCATTTCCGTACGAGCTGTCCGCCGCCCAAACCGAAGCCGCTACCGAGCACGGCGGGCTTCGCTTGCTGCCGCAGCTCTGCCGTCACTTCGGAGTAATCAATCCCGTCCATCCGGGCGGCGAAGTCAATGTACGGGTCCTTCCCGGCTTTGTAGACGTTCATCATTGCTTCGCATCCCGATTCCCAAGCGAGGACGCGATTTTCAACGGATGAGAAGTCCGCTAAGACGATCTTCTTGCCCTTCGGCGCGGTCATCAGCGGACGAAGGGCGAGACTCAAAGCGTCCAGCGTGGGGACCTGGAGGGATTGCTCCAGCATTCGGACGACTTGGGCCACCATTGCCTTTTCTTCTTTGGTGCGGGCGGCTTTGACGTTCTGGAGTTGCGCACCTTTCCCGGCCCACCGTCCGGTGTGCGCTTTGTAGAAGCTGTATTGATTGCGGAGCCGGTCGTCCGGGGAGAGTTGCTCCAGGATCTTGGGCAACTTCTTGATGGACGCCTTCGCACCGGCAAGCCGAAGCACTAAGGCTTGTCTTCCTTCAATCGTCAACATCGGTTCCCTCTTCCTTCAGAGCTTTGAGCACTAGTTCTTTGCCAAGGCCGTTGTACGGATATCCGCGCTCTGTGACCCACTTCAAAAGCTGTGCGGGTGAGTTCGGATTCTCCAGGCCGGTCAAATTCTTTAGTTCTTCGGCGGACTCTGCCTGTAGGCGTTGCGCCTCTTCCCAAGCGCGGAACGTCAACAGCCGGTCAACCGGCATCCCGCGCTGGTTAATCTCTTGGTCAATCAACCACGAAAGATGGACCCGCTCGGGGATGTCGTAATGTTTTTGAATCCACTGGAAAATCAACCGCGTGTCCGAAACGTCGTCCTTGCAGTATTGGCAGAAGAGCGCCCAATCTTCGGGGTCCGTCTCGGGGCCACGGCGGGAGCCGTCCTTCTGCGGTTTGCAAAACTTGTTAATGAGAGAGCTTTCTTTGCTCGTCACAGCTTCTTGAGCGAAGAACGGCACCCGGTTGCAGTCTTTCAATCCAGCGGGGAGCCCCGCATATAAAGCACAGACCATCGCGTCAACCCACTTAAGCCCGTTTATCTTCCAAACGCGGCTAATCAAGGTCCGCTCAAACCCGCAATTCCAAGGGACGTTGGTGTTGTTCCGCAGCTCCCTTTGCAGATCCCCCAAACCGGGGTCGCCTTGTTGCCAAAGCTGGACGGGGCCTTGGTCGAACGCATACGCACACATCAAAATCTCTGTGCTCGGGTGCGAGGCGTACCTGTCCAAACTGACTTTCTTGATGTCCAGGTCACTGTAGGTTTCCAGATCGGGGAACAGCATTAATACACCTCATGAATTGGGCAACGCGTACCCGAGCCAACTTCGTATGTGTCTTTGCACGTGCAACGCGGAGGCGTTTGGTCATCGCACAGCCCGGCAGCGACCGACAAGTCCAGGCACCGCGAAGGCGTCCCGTTAAATCGTTCCTTTGCCCAAACAACGGCGTCGTATTTTGTCGGGGCGTCTATGACGTACCGCTTTGAGGCCCTAACCTCTACTTCGTATCGCATCCCGCCTCACAATCTCTCGGTAAATAGCAACGGCCTTGCGGCGGCACTCTTCAGCGGTCGAAGCTTCTATGCGGAAGTCCCAACCCTTGTATCCGTCTAGTGCGTGCTCGCTCTCGTGGTCGTTAACCGACACGTCCGTATCGCCGGTGTTGACGACCTCCACCAAGTAGCCGCCGCGCCCGTGTATCTCGTCCCCTTCGTTCGGATAACGGATATCCGCGATGGGTGCCACGTCCGGTTGGTGCTCGTCCAACGTCTTCCAAAGGCGCTTGACCCAATAGCGCGGGTCTTGCGAACGCCTCCAGGTTCCCCACCATTGCAAAACGGGGCGGGGCTTCGGATACTCCGCCACGACGCCGGAGGGCATAAGCCCGCTCGCCGTGAACGATTCGATAAGGTGTTCTTGGCCGCCCATCCGGGCGCACGCTGTACGGACCTCCGTTTTCAAGGCGTCCGCGAAGGCGTACACCCGGACGTTAGAGTCCAAGGGGCACGCCTCCAAGACCGCGAGGGCGGCAGTATTCTTTCCCTGCCGCGCCTTGTAGCCAAACCCAATCAAAAGCATTTATTTCCTCTCAAAAAGAAGCACGGGATTAGCCGCGCCCCGGTAGACGTTAATAAGAGAAATGCCCTCGCGGAGTTGGTCCGAGCCGAAGACGGCTTGCCATGCGATACGCTCAACAATCGGCATAGGCTCGGGCAGCGGGATGTGTACGTGGATGTTCCCGCTACGGGACTTCGTAGTCTCGTAAAGAGGCATGTCGCTCGCCCCGATGCGTTGCCGCAAAAGGTTAAGCGCGCATCGGAAGCCGTCCGGCAACGCGGGGAAGTCGTAGTCAATCTGCAAGCCGTTTTCCGGCGCGACTACGACCGCAAACGCATCGGCCAATCCGACCTTAGCCAACTTCGCTCGTCCACGCTCCGCGTTGTCTTGGACACTTACGGAGTTGAGCGGTTCGGCGCTTCCCCATCCCGTCTTCTTTTTCTTCGCTACGAAATAGCTCTGCATTACTGCCTCCCGTACGACTTGCCGCCGTATGCGAATTGGCCGTTAAAGACCGTGACCGGGAAGTGACTAAACCGCCCGCGCGTCCCGTAAAACTCCGTGATGTTGAATCCGTTAAGCCATCCGGTTGGGCGGTTCTTCAGATACGAGGCGTCCAGCTTGCCCACACACCCCGTTGCCCACGCTTGCCACTTGTACTTAGCCGAATGAGGGAGTACCTTGGTGGCACTACTGAAAGCGTGGAAGTGCCCAAAAACAACCGATTCGACATACGTATCCAATGCCTTGCGCGGGGCATTCTGTCCGCCCGTCAAAACATCACCGTGGATGAACTTGAGGTGACCTTGCTTGAAATGGCCGCCTTGTGGCTTGACAACCCACCCGCGCTCCCGGAGGTTTAGGAACTTCGGGAAGTCCAACAGCCCGTCAAGTTCGGGTTGCTCTTCGATGAGCTGTTCGGCCCAATCCTCATGGTTGCCGGTCAACCACACCTTGACGCAATCCTTTGGGAGCGTCTTTTCCACGGCGTCAAGCTGTATCCGTTTGAACCCCTGGAGGTCCTTGAGCATCTGACCGCGCGGGCGGAAGATCGGTTTGTTCTTGTTGTGGTGGCTGATGCTCCCGCAATCCAGGTTGTCCCCGCCGAAGACGAACAAGTCCACTTGGTTGCGCCGGTTGAAATCCAGAATCGCGTTCCACGTTCCCTTATCTAAATGCGGGTAGTGCGAGTCGAACGCGCTCACCGCCGTAAGTACAGAACTCATGCAACCTCCACTTGGATCAAATCTTTGTAACGCTGTGTAAAGCCCGGAGGCGTGCAACCCTTCGGAATCGTCCGCCCGCACAAGTTCTGATAACCGCAAAAGAACTTGTCCCCGGAGCATGGCCAATGGTTGCTGTGTGGCCACGGCTTTTCTGTGCCGTACTTCTCGGTGAGAAATTCAATTGCTTCGCACGCGGCGTAAACCTCTGCCATAGTGCGGGCGACTTCGGCGGGACCGACACGGAGGTCAACCGGGATGTATCGCGGCTTGCTCTGTTTGTCCTTTGCGTCCAAGACAACGTGGTACGTGAACAAGTCCGTTGGGTGCCCCAACTCCGCCATTGCCTTTAGGTAAAAGTGACTCTGTGAACTCGTTTCCATCTGCCCGAGGTATTCAGAGAACTCTTTCTTGGTCCGGGTGCCCTTCGATGTCTTGAAGTCGCCGCCGCGTTCGTGACCGTCCACAGTGAAGCCGTGGTCAATCCTGCCCATGATGCTGTGCTTCCCGTCCAGAATCGGAATCTCGAAAGACTCCTCAACCAAGAAGAGCGGCCCAAGATCCGGGACAACTTCCATCATGGGGACGCACCGGGCTACGATGTCCGCGCCGTACTTTTGTGTGATCCTGTCAGACTCCTCCGTGAGAGTCCCTTTACCCTTGGCCTCATACATCTCGTGAAAACAGCTTCCGCGACGGCGGCCCATGTTCATGCGAGTTGGCGAGTCGTCAGTTTCTGGCGTCAAACCAAGCCCGTAGTACAGCCGGAACTTTTCCGGGTTCTGCAAAAACGCGGTGTACTTGCTATAGCTAATTCTCAAAAAGCCCTCCAAAAGAAAAGCGGCCCCGGAGGACCGCTTGGAAATGCGACGAAAGACTTAGAGGTACTTCTTGACGCGGGCGAGCGCCCGGACTTCGACGCCCTTAAGGTCTGCGAGGGCGTTGCTGTACAGCTTTAGAGCGGCGGCAACAGTTTTCGCCTCCAGCTCTTCGCCGTACTTCCTGCCAACAAAGAAGGACACGGCGTTGGCGACGATGAACAACACGACAAAGAACATTATTTTTTTCTCCGTTTTGAAATGACTTCAGCGGGCGGCCCGTACACCTTGATTTTTTTGGAAGCCTTCGCGGACCCGATAAGCCCGTAAGTTTCCTTTCCGAGTGCTTGCGGCGCGGTGGGGTTAGCGAGGTACACGCCTAGATTCGCGGCGGTCGCTGGACGGTCCCGGATGATGCCGATTGCGCGATTACATAGCCAACAGAGAAGACCACGGATTCTTCCCGTTTTGTGGCAGTGGTCAACAGCTAAACGAATGCCGTACGGCGGACGACCACATCCCGCGCATACGCCTTTTTGAAATTGGAAGACCGTTTCGTATTCTTCCTCCGTGATGCGGTAACAGATCCAAAGAAGCCTTGCTCGCGCGCTCGTATTACCTCCAAACAATTGGGGCGCTATAGAAGCCGCCCCGTCCTGCGAGTCCCAAGGCCGGAGTCCGGGTGGGACTCGGAGACTATTTGTCCGTTTGATCCTGCTTCCGTACGAAGTCCGAAGGGATATCGACGCCGGTCTGTCCCTTCTTCAAAGCCATCGTTGCGGTGACCTTGATGAACGTCTTTCCGTTGTCGCCGTCCTCTGCCGCAAGGACCAACATTCTCTTGGTCCCGATGAGCGAGTCCAGATCAAACGGCGTCCCAGGCTCGAAATCCTTGTAGCCGAGTTCCTTCAGGCGGGCGCGGAGGCGTGCCTTTTCGTGAAGAGAAACAGTGAAGCTCTCAAAGACACGCTTGTTGCGCCCGTCCTCGTCTTCCTCTTGCACGAGCCAAACAAAATACGCCTTGTGCTGTGTCGTCCCCGGCTTGAATTTGTTCGGGACTTGGCCCTTATCCACGATGTCCGCGAGGACGCCGGGCTGAATCATTTCTGTTACCGGCTCAAAGTCTTTGCCGCTCTCAATCGAAACGTTAAGTCCCACTTGTTTCCTCCGTTTGCTTTCCTACACCTATGCACGATTCGCTAGAAGGTGTTGAAAATAAACGACGATTACGAGGAATCAACAACTTACAAAATAAGTGGATTATTTATCTTGTACTTTTTAAGTGGACGCGCTATCGTGTCTTAGTACGAGGCCGATAAGCGCCTTGGAGGATTCAATATGCGTCTTTGGAAATGGTTTGTTTACGAGGCTTCGGAATTGGTGTTCGCTTCGGTGTGGACGGCTTTTCTCGTCTTCATCGGTTTGGCGGCGTCATGGTCCTAATTCAGCGCATGGAACGGAGAGCAACGCCGCGCCCGCACAACGCGCCCGTGTGGACAGCGGAGCGCCGGGACCGCGCTGTTTGGCTTTTGTTTCTTGAGGCCCGCGCGTGCCAACAGACGGACCCCATTGAATCCGAGCGGCTCATGGATCTAGCCGCGAACTACCAACGCGAATTGGACGAGGTGTACGCATGACGGCCCGAAGGTTCTTCCGCAATCTCTTTGTTATTTATTGCTGCCTCGACTCGCTTATGTTGGCGCTTACTGCGGACGCACACGATTGGCGCGCCGCCAACAACGCTATTTATGCGTTCACGGTTTGCGCTGTGATAAGCGGCGGCGTGTGGGTCTTCTTGGCACTCCGGGAGGACGCATGAAAGTCCCGGCAGACCTTATCGAAATTGTTCCGCGCGAAGTATTACGGCGGCTCAACGAGACACAGCGCGCACTCTTGGAGGCCGCGTTAGAGCTGGCTTACCTCCAAGGCCGCTTGAGTCTTAGCGGGGACATCTTAGACGAAAATCCGTCCGTCCACATCCACGATGACTTTGGCCCGGTGCGCTGTTTCGCGGCTCCGGCATATTCAGAAAAATAAGAAAACAGAAAGGACCACCAATGCACCCCTTAGTTCGCAGTCTCGCCGCTTTGCTCTCCGCAAGGCTCACACAAGAGCAACCGCACCCCAACTACTTGCCAACCGTTAGCCTCAACTCATCTCCCAACGGCGGCAAACGCCGGAGGACCGAAGGACGCCGCACCGTTTCACAGCTTCACCGGAGCAACCGAAGAAAACTCGCCGCGCTCTTGGTGTTCGCGTTCGCGGGCTTTGCCTCCGCACAGACATTGACGACCGTTGCCGCGAGTCACATCAGCATTAGCGGAACGCCCATCGGTACCGGTAGCGTTATCTTGACGCCGGTTAACAATGTTGGGGACGCCGGAACGCCCATTCCGTTTGTCACGGGCGGCGGCGGAGGGCTTAACGCTCCGAAGGCGTTCTCATGTGCTCTTACTGCCGGTGCTCTCTCAGGCTGCCAAGTCCCGGACGCTTGCGCGACGACCCCGGCCAACATTCTTTATACGATTGACATAACCTCCGCTGGATTTAGCTTTAGACTTCCGAAGGTTGCCAACATTTGCGGAGCGACTTGGGCGCTTGACGCATACGCGCCGGGTGCTGTTACAACCAACTCGCAAGCCGTCCAGGTTACATACGGCGCGGCGGCGGCTCCAGATCCTTGCGCTACTCCGAGCTTTTACTATCAGAACGGCGTGGGCCTTACGGTTTGCGTTGGAGGCCATCCAATCCCCGTTGGTGCCGGGTCAATTAGCGCGTCCACTATGGCCGCCGCCGTATCCGCACAGACAGGTTGCACCGTAGCGGGAAACGCTTGGAATCCGGCAACTAACACTTGCGCCCCTGCGAGCGGCACCACGTCTCTTTGCCCGCTTCACAACGCGACCAACATTTGTATTACAGACGCGCCGTACAACGCGGTAGGCAACGGGACGACAGACAACACCGCCGCCTTTGCCGCCGCCATCGCAGCAATCGCAGCTCTCCCCGGTAAAACGGGGACGATATGGGTTCCCGATACCTCTAGTTCTTATGTCTTGGGGACCACTCTGTTGGATACCGGGTGTGCAAACGCTGTCCTCCCAATGCCCAAGATTGCGAATTACGGGGCCAACACACTTGTTAACGTTTCCATCAAAGGGTTCTCCCTGCCTTCCTGGAATACCTCACCATCGGGCGGAGTTTTAAAATCCGCGCTCACGACCAACGGCGGCAAGCTAATAGGCGGGTGCGACTCGGACGCGGGCGGCGGCTTCCCTAATTTCACCAACGTAAAGCTAGAGATGGAAAACATCACTATTAGCCTCCCCGCCAATACCGGCGCGGTGGCGATTGACGCCTCCAACTTGCTCGCGTTCCAAGGGCGTCATCTTCTCGTCTTGGCTTCGGGTACTACGGCGGCACCGACAACAAGCGGCGGGATCTTCATGCCGCAAATTGGCAACGAGATACAAAACGAACTGTCTGATACAGACGTTGCGGGATTCTACACCGGGTACAAACTGACAGAGCACACCCACGCGGCCCGTATCTATGTAGCTTTCTCTAGCAACTGTCTCGTGTTTGATGCCGGAAGTACGACGCATTCCACGGGGTCTTATACGGGCAACGGTGTGCGTATTGATTACGTGCACGAGCAAGATTGCGTGAACGATATCGTTAGTGTCGCGGGCGCGTATAAAAACGTCGTCTCCATCGGGCTTGCTGACTTTGAGAACACAACGGGTAACGGCGTACTTGACCCGAGCAACAACCTTTACGGAATCCTAAATCTCAACATCACAAACGCCGCAACGTCCACAACAACGGCGTGCAACGCGAACATATCGGGCGGATCACATATCACGGTTCATTACCTGCTTTGCCAACCGGAGACAAGCGTTGTGGCGGGTCCGCCATCGGGCCTAATTGAAAACTGGACTTCGCAAGACGGCTCCGGTACGACCTTCGCCAACACCGGGACGGACTCCACTAACAGCATGACCACGAATGCGGCGTGGGCCACGGCAACGGGCTTTACTGGAAACGTAGCGACGTACAACGGGACGAGTTCCTTTTCTGTAGCAGCAAGCGCCGCCAATACTAATTTTGATGGGTCTTCGCCGTTCTCGGTGTGCATTTGGTTTAACTCTAACGGCATCCAATCTTCGGCTGCGAGAGTTATAACCACGGTGGATGGTACGTCTTCGGCGGTTACTGGATGGGACATATTTATAAACCCGTCTGGAGGGACTCAGTTTTTAAACGTCCTCTTGTTTAACAACTTCACGGCCAACAACTACGTGGATTTTACCGGCTCCGCGAATGTCACGGCCAACGTAACCCACTTGGGTTGCTTTAAATACGACGGCACTAAGAGTGCCACTTCGGTTAAAGCATTCTTAGACGGTGCCCCAACCACGGGAACCGAGACAAGCACGCTAACGGGTTCAATTGCTAATGGAAATCCTGTGATGATTGGCGCGGCGCTCGCCGGTGCCGGTCATGGCAATTTTTTCCACGGTGCTATCGGACGGGCTAGGATATTCAACCGGCTGCTTAGTGACTTGGAGATATCAACCATGTTCTCAGCGGGGCCAAACGCCTATTAGACGGTCAGCCTCCACCGTTCCGAACGGTGGGGGCCTAGCGGCTTCTGAGACGAAGTTTCTCTAACTCAATATCGTCGCAGAAGTAGCGGCCTTGGTGGTGAAGCATCAGGGTTTTGAGTCTGCGGATACCACAGGAATCACACACGGCCTTGCCAGTAAGCCACAGCAACAGTTTCTTCACAGGACTCCTCCACAAATTCAAGTGTCAAGGACAAACTTACCATGCCGACAAACAGGGCCGCAATCTTTACCGCTATCGACAACCGGAGGCCGTTCTCGTTGGTCCTTTTCAATGACGACGGGACCGTCCGGGCCGTAATTCCATTCAACGCCGATGAACTCAAGAAGGCCGCATGACCCACCCGAACCGCGTACCGTTCTCGGGCGTCCTCGCCCTTGTGGATGTTGTCAGCGACTCAGCACCTTTCGTCGTCAAAGGCGGGCCGGGGAAGACTGATGCAAAGCCTGTAATCCTCACCCGGAGGGCCGCAGAAGACGCGCTCCCGACACTAATAGGTATGGCGGTCAACTGTAACGCCCGATGGGACCACCACGACCACCAACGCAAAATTGGAGTCATCACGGAGGCGGACCTTTTCGGCAATGAGTTGCGCGTCCGGGGGTACATCTACGGCTACCACTTCCCGGAGGTTGTGCGGGATATGCGATGCCACGACCTAGGCATGAGCTTTGAAGTTGCGGACGCGCACGTCCAGGATATGCGGGCCGATGTCTGGACGTTGGTTCGTGTTCTTTTTACCGGCGCGGCAATTTTGCTCCGTAGAAAAGCCGCGTATCGCAATACGAGTTTTCGCTTGGAGATAGAATGTCCTACTTCCTAGTTGCCTATTTCGTCTTTCGGTGCGAGCGTTGCAACCGCAAAGAGTCCACGGCTGTAAAAGACCCGTACAAGCCTCGCGCGAAGCGGCCCCAAGATTGGGACCGGATAGACGACAGACACCTTTGCCCCGGTTGCGCCGCGATAGTGAAAGAGGCTTTATGTCCTTCCTAGAAATAGCCCTTGATTGTCTTCGACGCGGTTGGTTCGTTTTTCCGTGCGCCCCGGAGAGTAAGCGGCCCTTGGTCCGAAGCGGATTTAAGGACGCGAGCAACTCGGAAGAGCAAGTCCGGCTTTGGTGGCAGCTTTGGCCACGGGCTAACGTGGCGATTGCGACCGGGGCTAGTGGGTTGACCGTTATTGACGTTGACAAGGGCATAAGTAGTCTGGACGACTTCGGACTTTTCTGCGAAGCGACGGATTTACCCATAACCTACACGGTGCGAACCGGGCGGCGGGACAGCTTCGGCGTCCAGGCGTATTTCAACGGCCCAAGTATCAAGTCAATAGCTTGGGAAGACACTGACATGGACACTGTTTGCTCGGGCGATATCCGAAGCTCAACCGGGTATGTCATGGCGGCGGGCTGTATTCACCCGGACAGTAAAGAGCGATACGAGGTCATCTACAACGACGATATAGCGCCGGTTCCCGCCTATGTCCGCAATCTTAAGCCGAAGCCAATCACCGGGACAGCCGGAGGGACTAACCCGGCTGTCCAGGACGATGGCGGGCCTATCTCCGATCACAGAAACAACAACATGATTTCTCTGTTGGGGAAGAAGCGGAGCCAAGGTGCCGATGATGACCAAATAGAAGCGTACGCCCACGAGGTCAACGAGACGCGGATGCAACCGCCTTTAGACGAAAGTGAGCTATCCCGGCTCATCACGAACGCTTGCAAATTGGCTTTGCCCGAAGAGCTGCCGGAGATACTGATAGGCGGCAAAGTCTCGGGTGCGCCCGAACCTCCAGCGGAGCCAATCGTTTGGCAATCCCGGTACCACACGCAAGAAGAGATGCGGAGCGTGCCGCCGCCGTCGTTCTTGATTGAGGGGTTTCTCCAGGTTGACAGCATAACGGCGTTGGCCGCGCCCGTAGCCCAACGAAAAAGTCTCATCGCGTTGAATGTTGCACACGCGCTTTGCACCGGGGAAAGCCTGTTCGGACACTTCCCGGTCGTGCGGAAGCCTACCCGCGTTTTGTACCTTTGCCCGGAGATGGGGTTGGCTTCGTTTACGGGGCGGGTTAAAGACATCGGGCTGTTGGACTACGTGGGGACGACGCTGTTCTGTCAGACCATGAACTCCGCGAAGCTCTTAAAGCTGGACGAGCTGACGGACGAAGAGTTGGCGGGCGCGGTGGTCATCGTGGACACAGCCGTCCGGTACATCGAAGGCGACGAGAACAGCTCAGAGCACATGCGGGCGTTTGCGGCGGGGATATTCCGCATCAAGGCCGCGATGGGCGGGACCGGCGCGGTCGTCTTACTTCATCACAGCTCCAAGAGCACCAAGGAATCAAACGAGCTGACCCTAGAAAACACGATGCGCGGATCGGGCGAACTCGGGGCGTTTATTACGTGCTGTTGGGCTACGCGGTTGCAAGATCCAAACGACCCGTACAAGAGCAACTCGTATTTGAAGAACGTCAAGCAACGGGATTTTGAGAGCGAGCCGTTTGAGGTGACGGCGGAGAACAACTGCCGGTTTAAGTGGGTGGAGCAACCCAACGGGGGGAAAGCCGTGCTAGTTGGGCGGGCTTTGGGTGCTCCGGCGAACAAGGACGGCATGGACGACGCGGCGTTAGCCCTCGTGGACGCACACCCCGAGCTGTCCGGGCCGAAGATGGCCGCGCTGTTAGCCCAACACGGAATCAAGCGGAGTAAGGATTGGGTCAACAAGCGGCGGTTTGATGCGCTCCAGGCCAACGGCGGCAACCCGGATTTTAAGTCGTAGCGGCGACGGATTAGAACTTCAAAACCATACACATCATTTTCTAAAAATGTGTGGATGATGTTGGGTGTAGTGGATTCTAAGTGTATCTCTATAGCGCCGCCGCCGGTTTTGCTAAGTTGTTGATTCTTCGTACTTGCTGTTTGTATTCAGTAACTTACAACGTATCGTGCATAGGTGTAGGGATGAAAAAACCGTCCGCCGTACAAGTGGCGTATTGGGAGGCCAAATTAAAGCGTTACGGCTTGACAGAGGATGCGGGCCGCGTTAACTGGATTGATTACGGACACAAAGAAGCTGACCAAGGGTTTGAAGGTCAAACCGCTTATAAACCAGTAGCCGGGGAGAGTACGGAGCGAGAGTGGCCACAAAGTATGTGCTAGGTCGTAAGGGTGTGGGGAAACAGATCGAAGTCGAGCACCCGCATTGCGTAGTTTGCGGAGCTTGTTTGCAGTTTGAGAATCAAAGACACGCATGTCCGGGGACGAAGGCAATTGACCCGGAAGTCTTGGAAGTGTTTGAGCAAGATTGCAGACCGCGCGAAGGGCGATGGACGCAAGCGAAGAGATTGGATTAAGGACTAGAGACGGCGGGTAGGCGTTAGAGACAGAGCGCATATCGGGGACCCGCAAGCGGGACACATTGCTAACCGGCTGTGTCCCGCTCTTCATTTTAGAAAGGCGGTTTATGGCAGACGAAGTTTCAGTTGCAGGGAAAGTAGAGAAGTTTGTTGACAGCGTTGGACGGGTTGCGGATAACGTTTGGGCGTTCTTGCTGTTCGGGCTTGCAAGCTCTCTTGCTTCGCTCGCACACGTAACGCATGACAAGGACCTTTTACAGTTCGCGAGCACGGTTGCAATGACCGGCGCGGCGTTGTTCCACGGGAAAGACCACAAGGCGAGCTAATGATCCAAGAACAACATCCCGCTCCGCTGTCGTGGTTCCAATCCGTAGCCGGTGCGCTCCAATGGCCGGTCATCGTCATTGCAGCGTTTTGGATTGGACGCTATGTCCGTGAGCTGGAGTTGAGGGTCACCACGGCAGAAGAAAACATCTCGGCTTTGATTAGTCGCCATCTACCAGCGGTCCATCGGGCGTTGGCTGAAATACGCGGTTTGCTGTTGACACGGAGGTAGCGCGTGGTCGGCTTGGTAGTCATTGGCGCTTTGACGGTCTTCTACGGTCTAGCGTGCCTGTTTGTCTGGTTACTCGTAATCATAAGCAAGTGGAAAGGGAAGCCGTGATCGTTGTCATTGTCTTGTTGTTCTTCATGTTCGCGCTGTTGCACGCTGGCTATACGCTGTTGTCGTTCTTGCTGGCTATGGCGCTCATCTGCCTCATCGCACGAGGGCGCTAGTGGGGTACATGCGGACGTGCTATATGGACGCCGTATAGTGCCACTGGAGCGTCAAGAATGGGGTAGTCCTAATGCGCGTGTGTAGTGGTCCAGGTTGTCTACGTGCTGTGCTTGATGACGTTCGCTTCTGTGATGAGTGCAAGCCTTTGTACGCACCGAGCACAGACGACATACGAGAGCACACGTTGACAGACAGAGAACGTTATGCCTCGTTGTATAGCGGCAGTCGTTGGCAGCGCGTACGGATACAGGTCATCAAGGGTTGTCCCTTGTGTGCCCGGTGTGAGCTACGCATTAGCGAGATAGCAGACCACACCGTCCCCGCTGGAGTAGCCGTAGCACAGGCACGAGACAGCGGGTTGTATCAGCGTGACAAGTATGCGGGCTTCTACTTCCGCAGTAACTTGCAGGGGTTGTGCAGACAGTGCCATTACCTCAAGACTATGGAGGACAAGACGCACACAGGCCCTTGGCCGGACATTATTTCGATAGAACAACTAAGTCAGAAGCGAGTATGGACGTTCGGCTAATGTATGTAAGTCCTATGCAGTCAACTACATGGGGGCGGTCTAAATGTTGCCAGTGTATCGTCCATAGGGCTCCGCCAATGTTTTATTTACACAGACGAAAATATATCCGAAATACAGTTTTCCATATCGTTTATATGCTAATCCATAGGTCTTAGGAGAGTTTCGATGCCTCGTACAGTGAAGAAAGATAAGAACTTAGCGGCGGGTCAACCGGCAAAGCCCAACAATTTGTCCGCGCGGGCCTCGCTCGAATGGGACCGGATTGTGGGCGAACTCGCGGCCTCGCAGATCCAGGTTACCCCGGCGCACCGGACCACGCTATCAATGGCGGCGACAATCTCCGCAGACATCGCGGACGCTTGGGAAGCCATTAAAGTGGACGGCGCGTACATCGCGACGAAGGCCGGGCTTGCCGCGCACCCCGCCACCAAGCGGTTGGACGCGCTCCGCCGCGATTACATCAAGGTCCTTTCCATGCTCGGGCTACGGACAGCCGTTGCCGCGCCGAACGAAACGCACGAGGCCACGTTAGACGAGATGTTGGAGGCGTGATGCGCGTTCGATACGTGAAACAGATCGAAGGCTCGCCGGTCGTCCTCTTCGTTGCCCGCGCGTGGTGCGCCTTGATGAAAGAGGGTCAATGGGACAGCAACAGCGTCTTGGTTAGCCCGGAGCTGCAATGCGTCTTTGCGCTGGACGGGCGGCGCATCGTTGGGTGTTTGACGTTCCACGTTGACGAAGGGGACGCCACAATCAACATTGCGTACGTCGTCCCGTCATATCGCGGGCGCGGCGTCTATCGGCTGTTGCACGACGAGTTCATCGTCCAGGCGAAGGCGCAAGAGGCCAAGACGGTTCTTAACATCTGCTACCCGAGCAACGCGGGCATACAAGAGACGTGCAAAAAGTTGGGGTACGTCCCGTACGTCGTCCATTGGAAGTTGAAAATCTAACGGCCCGGCAGAATTTTGCAACGTTGCAATTTAGTCGTTGACAAATGGATTTCTTAAATGTACTTTCTATCCAGACGTGATTAGTGGACGTATCAAACGGACACTAAACCCCTGGAGAGTATGTCCGAGTTCAATTACAAGCAACGCCCTTGGTCCCGCGCCGTGTCACAGGCGGAATGGGACCGCATTTTTCCCGCCCCGCGAACTCAGCGGATTCCCACCACCCACAGCCCGGAAGCGGTCGTCTCTTCGCCTAGCGGCGACGGCTCCGGGCGGCCCGCCGATTTTGTAACCAAGGCCGGAACTAGAATCTTCATCCTCGCCGCCCCGTTTGTAATTCCGTCCACCCGCTACGCCGTTGAGTTTGCGGAAGGGTGCGACTAATGGCCCCGGCAAATCTCACGCTCACCTTTCGCATCTCTAAGCCGTGGATTCTAACGGCCCGGTTCCTGTTCACAATCGGCAAATTCTGTGCACGGCGAGCCGTGCAGTCCGCGAAGGTGTGCAAGTGAAAGATTTTGCCGCCATCGCAGAGCAATACATCTCCCGTGTCATGTCCGGCGAGGAGCTAGTCTGCCGGAAGGTCCGGTTGACGGTTGAGCGGCACGTCCGGGACCTCGCGTCCTCCGATGACCCCAAATACCCCTTCTATTACAAGCCCGAAATGGGCGCGCGTGTCTGCCGCCTCTTTGAGAAGGTCCGCCCGTCCAAGTGGCCCACCAACATGGTCATGTCTCCGTGGATGGTGACATGCACCCTCATATTGTTTGGGTGGTTGCAGCGTTCGGACAACATGCGCCGCTTCCGGCAAGCCTTTTTGATGTGGCCTCGGAAGATGGGCAAATCCGCGTATCTCTCCGTAGTCGGTCTTTACGGGTTGACATCGGACGGCGAGCGCGGCGCGGAGGTTTACAGCGCGGCCCTCGTGGAAGAGCAAGCCCGGCGCGTCTTCGATGAAGCCGTAGCCATGCGGGACGGAACGCCCGCCCTCCGCAAACTCATTACAAAGATGGGTGACAGCCCTTGCCGAAGGATGCGCGTTCCCGAGACTAACTCGGAGTTCCGCCCGCTCTCACGGGACAAAGAATCAATGGAGGGCCTCAACATCTCTATGGCCCTCGGTGACGAAATACACAAGTGGGTAGGCCGTGGAGCGTGGGACGTTCTCCGCTACGGTATGCGCTCCAGGCCGCAACCGCTCTTGGCGGGAATTACGACGGCCCCGGCAGCGGACGACACCACGTCAATATGCAACACACTTTACGACTACTCGCTAAAAGTTCTTGAGGGCATCATCCCGGATGACCGTTTCTTCTCCTGGATTACGGAGCTGGACGGCGAACGGCTTAACGCTGCCGGAGAAATAATCCAAGAGGCAGACCGTTGGGACGATGAGTCAACGTGGGTCAAAGCGTGCCCTAACCTCGGGGTCACCGTCAAGATTGAGGACATGCGGCAAGAGGCTTTAGAAGCCAGCAACGACGCCGGAAGTCTAAACGCCTTCAAACGATATTCACTTAACATCCGCGTGGACGCCCAAGAGCAAGTCATAGGCACAGCGGATTGGGACAGATGCGCCCGGCCCGGAGATGCAATTGCATTGCGCGAAGAGACACTCTCCAAGATGGCCGGGCGCATTTGCTTTACTGCCTTGGATCTTGCGTTGACCGATGATACAAGCGCCCTCGGATTGGTGTTTCCGCCGATGGAGCCGTCCGAAAAATGGCGCTTCCTCAACTTCTATTGGATACCAGAAGACAACATCCACGCCCGCGTTGAGAAGCACCAAGTCCCATACGACGTTTGGCGGGACCAAGGCTTCCTCATCACGACGCCGGGCAGAGTGACGGACTACGACTTCATTAGCGGGCACATTATGAAGCTGTCCAAGATGTTCGACCTCCGCGAGCTGGCGTATGACCCGGCCTTGGCAAGTGGATTAATAAAGATGGTGTTGCAAAGTGGATTCAAAAAGGATAGAGTGGTAAAGTTCGCGCAAACGGCCATGAACTACGCCGCGCCGTGTGGGGACTTCGTTAGGGCAATCGCCCGGCTTGAGGTCGAACACGACGCGGACCCGGTGACCCGGTGGCAGATTACGAATCTTCGATGGAAGAAAAACCACACCGGGCTAATCATGCCGGACAAAGAAAAAAGCATAGAGAAAATTGACGGCGTGGTCACGGACATCATGGCCTATGGGCGAGCTACTCACCCGGATAACGCAAAACTTCTAAAAGCAAAGCCAAAGGTCACGGTGCTATGAGCTTAACCCTATTGAATCTCGAACAACCCACGATGAGAGCGGACTTTGAGTCCAACGCCCCGACCGGAGCGTCCTTGAAGGATATCGCGTCAATGGAGCAATTTCTCATTGGCACGAGGACGCACTCCGGGCAGACGGTAACCCCGGCCAAGGCGAAGCGTTGCTCTGCGGTGCTCGCGTGTATGCGTGGCATTAGCGAGGATCTAGCCGGGTTGCCGCTCAAGCTCTACAAGCGCGGCAAGGACGGGGACGAGGAAGCCTTCGACCACAACGTCTACGGCATATTGAACACCGCGCCCAACGACGTTATGACGCCGATGGAGCTTAGGGAACATATGCTCTTCGACATGATGTTGTGGGGGAATTTCTACAACCTCATAAACGAGGATGAAACCGGCCCGGTGTCTATATGGCCACTCCAGGCCGGATACGTTACGCGGCGTTGGCGGGAGTTGGTGTGGACATACACGGACCCATTGACCGGAGTGTCCGGGCAGTTTGACAACAGCACCGTTTGGCGCGGGAGCATTCTTTCAAGCAACGGCATAGACGGCGAGGCTATAACGTTGTTGGCTCGGGAGGCCGTGGGATTGCTTATTGCGGCGGAAGAGCAAGCCGCGCGGTTGTTTTCCCACGGCGTCCAATCTGACCTCACGTTGTCCAGCGACGAATCAATGGACGACGCCCAAAAGAAGCAACTCCGCGAAGCGTTTATGATGCGGCACGCCGGGAGCAATAACGCTTGGATGCCTCTAATACTTGAGGGCGGATTGAAGGCGGCACGCATTGGCCTTACCGCGCAAGAATCGCAGTATATGGAGGCGCGCAACTATCAGGTTTCGGACGTGGCCCGCGTGTTCCGCTACCCGGAGGTTCTGTTGGGTGGCTCGGGCAAAGGCAGCAAGGCGAGCACATACGCGAGCGCGGAGCAGTTCTTTCAGAGCTACACGAAGCACACACTACTTCCATGGGCCACGCGAATTGAACAGACCGTACATAGGGACTTGCTCACGGCCAAAGAGAAAAACAAGTTTTATGTCTCCCACGACTTCGACCGGCTACTTAAGGCGGACCAAGCGGCCCGGTTTGACAATTGGAACAAGGGCATTAGCGGCGGATGGATACAGCCCGCCGAAGCCCGGCGCAAAGAGGGCCTCCCGTACAAGCCGGGTTTGGAGTATTTCAACCGAGCCAAAAACATGGACTCGTTGGGCGGGAGTCCCGAACCGGCACCCACGGACGTATCCGGCGCGGACGAGTTGCCACGCCGCATCGCGGGCCTCGTCCTCCGCAAAGAGCGAAAGGTCCTCACGGCGCAAAAGCAGGACGCCGATGTCTTCTACCCGAACTTTGGCGCATACGTATCCGAGCTAACCGGGGGCGGGCCGATTGCCGTAGCCGCATACCTGGAGATGCGCCGGACAACCTCCGAACGATTCACAACCGAAGCACAGGACGCGGCAATCGTGGCCCTCATATCCCTCTGCAAAAAGGACAACTAACATGGACACCCGCAATATATACCTCTTAACTCGCTCTCCGTTGTGGGCTATCAAGTCCGAAGCTGTCCTTGATGCAATCGCCCGCGCATCCGCTGCCCGCGCTGCCGGAGAGTGGGAAGCCGCCAAACCGTCCGTACAGGGCAAGGGCGCAAACAAAATGGCCATTATCCCGGTGGAGGGCGTTCTCACCAAGGACGGCCCCGCGTGGTACGGCAGCAACTACAACGGCATCACGAGCGCCTTGGAGAGCGCCGGAGCGGACCCGGATGTCAAGCGTATTGTCCTTTCCGTCGATTCACCGGGCGGCGAGGTCACCGGACTACCCGAGACGGCGGCGGTCCTTGCACAAGTCGCGAAGGCGAAGCCCGTCTCTGCAATCGTGACGGGGACTTCCGCTTCCGCCGCGTATTGGTTGACGAGTCAAGCGCGCGATGTCACGTTGACACCGAGCGGCGAAGTAGGCAGCGTGGGCGTCCGCATGATGCACATGGACGTGTCCAAGATGCTGGACGACATGGGCGTCAAGATCACGGAGTTGCACGCCGGGGACTTCAAGACGGAGTGGTCCCCGTATAAGTCTTTGTCAGATGATGCCAAGGCCAACATGCAAACGCGCCTCGATTCGATGCACCAAGACTTTATCAATGCCGTGGCAACCGGACGCGGGCCGCGTGCGAGCGCCGAAGTAGCCCAAAAGCGTTTTGGCGAGGGCCGCATGTTCGGAAGCAACGACGCCATGACTCACGGGCTTGTGGACAAGATCCAATCCGCTCGCGACTTCTACCGCGCCATCGCTCCGGCGCAAGAGGAAGGCCCGGCGTTTGGGTTGCCGCGCGCTCACCTGGAGATTGCGAGGCGACGAGTTTAGTAGCTGCCCGGCTAAAAAGGGCCGGTCCAATACGCCTAGCTTGCCCTATGACGGGACGGGGAGGGCGTTTGCATCAAGATTCAAAAATCCCATTTACGAGGTAACACCGTGAAACTGTTTGAGATGAAAAAACTGCACACCGAAGCCCTCGACAAAGCCGAAAGCTTTCTCGTTGCCGCCGAAACAGCCAAGCGCGTTATGACTCCGGCTGAAACCGAAAACATGAATGCGGCGATGGCCGAAGCAACGGCGCTCGCGGCACAGATCACCGCCGCCGATGCAATCAACACCCTTCGCGCACAGGCTCCAGCCGGACGCATCATTCCGGGCACGGGTCATGCCGAGAACAATGCGGAGAACGAGGGCCGCGTACTCACGTCCGAGTATCGGCGCGAATTCGCAGCATGGGCCAAGTCTCGCGGTAAGAGCATCGGCGCGAGCATGTCCCTCGGCCTCGACAGCGAAGGCGGGTTTGTGTTCCCGGCGCGCGGTCGTGCTTCTGCGGCGTCGTACGAAGGCGGAGCCACAAGCGGCGCGGTTATCGTGCCGGTCCAGATCGAACAACAGATTGTGGAATTGGCCCCGCCCGAAATGGGCGTGGAGACAATCGCCACGGTCATTCCGACTTCGTTCGATATGAAGTTTCCCCGCAAGACCGCACACGGTACGGCGGCGGCAAAGGCGGAGTCTTTCAGCACTCCCTCAAGCTTCACCGGCACCGATGCAACGCTGGACCAGTTCACCTTGTCAGCGTACATGATTGGTCACCCGGAAGACGCATCGTGGGAACTTCTCCAGGATGTCAACGTTTTCCAATCGTTCATGACGCAGGACATTCTTTTGTCCCTCGCCATCCTGAAAGAGGCTTGGTTTGTCAACGGGTCCGGCAGCGGTCAGGCACAGGGCCTCATCGGCAACACCGGCGCGGGCGTTACGGGCGTGGCGGCGGTTTCCGGGTCCTACGGCAACCCACTCCTGGACGCAACTTTCGATGTCCAGGGCGACCTCAACGCGATTTACCACCCCAACGCCAAGTTTCTTATGGCGCGCTCCACTTCCATTGTGATGCGGAAGGCTCAGAAACAGGCCAACCTGTTCGAGCCGGTCTTCACCCGCATCAACGGCACCGACTATTTGCACGGCTATGAGGTGGTTTACTCCACATCAATGCCCGCAGTGGGCGCGGCCTCAACTCCCGTTCTGTTCGGAGACTTCAAGGCCGGATACCTCATCGGTCACCGTGGCGGCTCGGGAATTAACGTCAAGATCCTTGACCAACCCAAGGCAATTCAGGGTTTGTTGACGGTTCTCGGCTATCAGCGTTTGGACGGTCGCGTCCGCCGCTCGGAAGCCATCCAAGCAATTTCCCTCACCTAAGTTGGCGAGGGTAACGACGTAACAGCAAAGAGCGGGTGGGGAGTAGCTCCCCGGCGAATCCCACCCGCGCTTTTGTCAAAGAGATAGAGAAACGGACAAAGGACGCTTATGTCTCTGCAAATAAAAACGCCGCCCACGGTTGAGCCGGTCACACTCGTTGAGGTCAAACAGCGGCTCCGCCTCACGACCACGGACGACGACGCGGCCATTACCGGACACATCGTAGCGGCCCGTGAGTTTGCGGAGAAAGTTTCGCGGCGGAGTTTGGCTGTCAAGTCTTACGCATACGGTATGGACCGCTTCCCCCACCCGTACGAACCAATTGTTCTTCCGGCCCCGCCGCTCGTCTCCGTTACCGCCGTCAAGTATCTGGACGAGGCACTCACTCAACAGACTTGGGACCCAACGGAGTATTACGTTGCGTCGAACAACGTCCCGGCGCTCATCGTTCCAAAGCCCGGACTCATCTATCCGTCAACCGGGCGGGTCCCCGGAGCGGTGGAGGTGGACTTCGACGGAGGCTTTACGCCCGCACAGTGCCCGGAGCACCTCAAGGAAGGTATCCGGCAACTCGCCGTCCACATCTACGAGCACCCGGAGGCCGTGACCTCCGAAGGGCTGAAAGAGGCCCCGCTCGCCCTCATGTCGTTCTTCACAGCCAACAAAGTTTACGTGTTCTAAGGACGCCATGAGACGACACTCCGCCAACGAATTGATTTATACGGCCAACATCTTAGGGCCGGACGGAACGACCGCCGTAGCCAGTGGCGTCCCGTGCGGCGTTGAGGATCTAGCGGGCCGCCGTCTGGAGCAAGCCCAACTCATAGCCTCCGAAACGTCCCACATGATCCTTATGCGGACCCCGGACACCGCCGCGTTGACGGACTCTTCTTATATCGCGTGCGACGGCAATGTTTACGTGGTGGACTACCGGCAAGACCCGCGCTCGCCGCGCCCAAAGATGTGGACAGAGGTGTACTGCCACCTTGAAAGGGCCGGACTATGATGCTTGACGGTTTTATCTCGCTACTGAAGGCAACTCCCGCCGTCTCTGTCATCGTTGCGGACAGGGTTTACAAAAAGGTTCTCCCGCGCGGGTATTCTTTCCCGGCCATCGTCGTTCACCGATACGGCGGCACACAGGATTATGAGTTCGCCGGGCCGGTGGGCGTCCGCGAGGACCAAATCCAAATAGACACGTACGACTCGGGCGATGGTGAGGCGTTGGCAAGCGTCGTCCGCACGTTCCTATCGGCGTACACCGGGACGTTGCCGGACGGAACAATCGTCCAAGGGTGCTTCTTAGAACGGGACATGGATATGCCCTTCCTCCCGAACGCGGACACCAAAGGTATTGCGAACCGCTCAACCCTCGGGTTTCGAGTCGTTAGCGCACGAGTGTAACAACAGACGACGCGGCAGCCCCGCGAATGAATGGGAGAAAGAACATGGGACAGGTAATTGGACACGGCGCAAAACTGGAGTTGGATACGTCTAACCCCGCCAACGGGACGAGCGGAGACACATGGACTCAGATTTTGGGGACCACCTCTATTGACCTCGGCTCCAACAAGGTTGACACGCACGACAACACGGACTTGGGCACGCCGGGCACCAAGCGTACGTTTATCCCCGGCCTGGAAAACGAAGGGGACATTAGCGTCAAGATCAACGTCATCCCCGGTGACGCCACACAAACAACGTTGGTTGCCGCAAAGGGTGTCCTGTCTTACTTCAAGGTCATCTATCCCGGCGCGGTCAGAACTATCGTCTTTCAGGGGATTATCACGTCGATTGACGAGAGTATCCCGGACGACAAGCTCCCAACGTTGACAGCGAAAATCCAGGTCAGCGGCGGCAAGACTTACAGCTAAACCGTTCTCCCATTCGGGGCGGGCCGCGAGGCTCGCCCTCCCTAACCCCAAAGAAAGGAAAGGACGCCATGAGTAACGTAGTCGAACTAGCGGTGAAGCGTCCACTCATCCTCAAGACCAATGACCGGGAGTACACGATTGAGTACCCGCTGTCAGCGGTCATCAAGGCAGAGGAAAAGCTAGGCCGTTCGCTGAAGTCGCCCGCTGATTGGTTCGGCGCGCCCGCCAAAGACATTCCGGCATTGCTGGAGGCCGGTCTTAGCACCCACCACCCGGACGTAACCCCGGAAGAGATCCAAGCTATTTGCGACGGCATCAGCCCCGAAGCGTACACCGAATTTACGGAGGCCATTGGAGCCGTGGCGTTTCCCCGGTGGCTCGCCCGGTTCAAAGAGAACTTGGAGAAGGTCAAAGCGGGTACAAGCCCAAAAGCTCCGAGCGTGGACGTTCCTTAGAGGACGCACCGCGCACATGGACGGATATATGGGCGCTTTGCCGCCGTGACCACGGGCTTTCTTGGGCGGAGTTCTCAGGGTTGACGTTGGCACAGTTGGAGGCGTTGGAGGAACGCCGGACGATTGCAATTAGACACGACCGATTCAACGCCGCATTGATTACTTCGGCCTTGATAAACGCTAACCGCTCCGCAGACTCCGCGTCCGTTTCGCCCTTCGACTTCCTACCTGGATTCGATAACGAAGAGGAAGACGAGAAACAAAAAACCCGGCGCTCTGTGAAGCACGCAATAGCCATTGCCTTTACGCAAATGAAGGGCATGTCCCGCGAAGATGTCCTCACCGAAAAGGCGGCAATGGTCGAACGCATGAAGGCTAACGGAGTAGAGGACCCGGAGGGACTTATCCGGGAGGTGTTCCCGGAGTTGTAATGGATAGCCGTCGTGGAAGGAAAACCGGACAAGGCTTGATGGAGCCGCACGACCTAGCCAATCTGCTAGGCGAAGAGTTTGTCGCGGAGCTAGTGGCGGAGGCTTACGCGCAAAAGGACAACCCGCCACCGGACCGGCGCGGAAAGTGGGAAAGGAAACGGACGTAATGGCAGACATTGACGTTCAAATCGTGACGAACATCGAAGGCTTGGACGAGCTAGAAGAGGCTTTCACGAGCGGCAGCCGCCGCGCCGTCAAGAAGTTTCTCCGCAAGGTCGAAATGAACGCCGCAAAGGTCTTGGTGGACAGCGCGGAGCAGTTCGCACCATACGACACCGGGCGGTTGGAGGGTGACATCCATCGCATGTCTGTTATGGGTGACGGTACGTTGACCGTGCGGGTTGGACCCGGACAGGACGCATGGTACGGGATGATGCAAGAACTCGGAGCGCCGGAGGCAAACATCCCGGCCCTTCATTGGTTGGAGAACTCCGCCCGTGAAGTCCAAAACGAAGTCTTGGAAGAGTATTACGAGGGACTCCGCGAGGGTCTTGAGGATATGAAGAAATGAAAACCATTGGGTTGGCCGTTTGCGTGTTTATGTCCTGTCTGTTGAGTTTCACGGGCGGCGCGTTCTTGGCGCAAAAAGGTTGGATTTACGTTGCGGCGGCGGGCGTTGCGTTCACTTTTACGGGGCAGTGGATTTATCTGACTTGGCAGATAGCCACAGGACGCCGGGTTTATCGCGGTACGAAAGGTAGGTCCTAAGTGGCACAGCCGGTATGGGTTCTCTCGGTAGACTTGCAGACCAAAACCGCCACGTTCCAATCCGGAATGGCGGACGCGGCGAAGAGTGCGCGCGGTGCGTTTACGGACATCAAGAGCGGCTCGGAAAAGATGGGCGGCGAAGTCAACGTCAACATGATGGAGGCCCGTCATGGCGTCATGATGTTGGGCGAAGAGTTCGGTATCAAACTTCCCCGCGCCCTTACAAGCTTCATCGCAAGTATCGGACCCATCGGCGCGGCAATGGAGGCGGCCTTCCCGTTCTTGGCTATCGCGCTCGGAGCGACCCTCTTGATTGAGCACCTCGTCAAGATGCATGAAGAGGGCGAAAAGCTCACGGAGGATCAAGTCAAGTTTGGGACAGCGACACAAAACGCTTTCAACATGCTGGATAACAAGATCCTCCAGGCACAGATTCACGCGGACGAACTCCGCAACGACCATCTAGGCGCGTTGAGCAAACAGCTCGAAATGATTGACAAGCAAAGCATGGCCGAATTGGTTCACGCCTTTGAGGAAGTTGCGAAGGCGGCGGATGTCGTCTTTGGGGACATCAAGAGCCATTGGTACACCTTCGGGATTGGCTCGGAGGGCGCGAAGCACGCTCTAACAGGCTTCAAGAACGAATACGACAGTTTGCTCGCACAGGGTAAAAACTCAGAAGCGGCGGACCTATTGAAAGGGACTCGTGAGAGTGCCGAAAAGGTCCTCGCTCTGCAAAAGCAAGCCGGGAGTACTAAGACCCAAGGCGGTAAAGAAGGGGACCGTTCCGAGCTTCTCCAGCACGAGGCCGCGCTCCAGGAGTTGAGGAAGTCCGGCGTTGGGTTCACAGAGAAAGAAGTCCAGGCACAGCAAACCCTCGTGGACGCCCTCCGCGCACAGCAAGGAATCGAAGAGAAAGTATCGACCCTCAAGAAGCTGGAAAGCGGCAACGCCACCAAGACGGTGGGCAAAGAGATTGGGAAGGAACAATCCGAAGCGGCCAAGGCAGCGGCGGAGCACACCTTGAAGATGGGCGAACTCAGCATCGCGGCGGAGCGGGAAGCCGCTAACGTCCGGCTAAGTTTGAGCCACGCGACGACCCAAGAGAAGCTCGCGAGTGACGTACAGCTCGCCAACGAGGAATTCCAGATCCAACAGCAAGCCAGCCAACAGCGCATAGCCGCGTTGGACAAGGGCGGCAAGGACTACAACAACCAATTAAAAGACCTCCACAACAAGGCGGAGGAATTGACCGCCGAACACACAAACCGGCTTGCCGCCCTCCAAGGTAAAGCAGACGAGGAAACAGCCCGCAAGAGCGTTACCGACTTGGAGCAATCCGAGCGGGAAAAGATCAATGCGACGATGCAAGGCTCCGCCGAACGGCTCGCGGCAACGGACGCAGCACTCCGAGAGGAAGAATCCCGGAACCTCCAAGACAGTTCTTTCTATCGCGAGCTGTTGACACAGCGGGTTGAATTGGTCCGCAAGGCGGCAGAGGACGAGGCCAAAGAAAAGGCGGACGCCGGGAAGGAAGCGGCGGACCACGGGCTGAAAATGGGCGAATTAGCACTTGCCGCCGAACGCGAGCAACAACAGCTACTAGACAGTAGCCACCGCATGACCGACCAACAGCGGTTGGCCGAAGCTATCAAGGTTGCCAACGAGGACTCCGCGATAAAGTTGACCGCGCTGTCCCAAGAGATAGCCGCGTTGGACAAGGGCGGCAAGGACTACGAGAACAAACTCCGGCAGCTCCAGGACAAGCAAAAGCAACTCATCCAAGCACACGAGAACGAAATAACGTCCATCAAGGGCAAAGCCGAGATTGAGCGGAACCAACGGGTCCTATCTGCGGAGACGCGCTTTCAAGATTCGTTAGCCCAAGGGTTGACCCAATCCCTTATGAGGCATCAGTCTTTTGCCGCTGTGTTCACGGGCATTGGAAATCAAGTCGTCTCAGGCATGATGCAAAACGCCATCAAGAGCGTTATGGCGAACGACTTCACCAAGGAATCGGATGCCGCCGCCGCCGCCCGTAAAGCGTACCTCGCCGGAATGCATTTTCCTTTCCCCGCGAACATCGTTATGGGTCCCGCGCTCGGGGCGCTCGCGTTCGCGTCCGTCATGGCATTTCAAAGCGGAACGGACGGCGTACCGGGCACGGGCACAGGCGACAAGATCCCGGCAATGCTTGAACCCGGAGAGGGTGTAGTTCCGGGAGGCGTCATGGACGGATTGCGGAACATGGCCCGCTCGGGAAATATGGGCGGCGGCAGCCACTACCACGCGCACGTCAACCCCACGTACAACATGCAAGCTCTGGACTCAGCGGGGATGGACAAGGTATTGGACCGGCACCACGACACGCTACAAAAACACGTTGAGAAAACCTTCAGAAAGCTGAACGGATAACCCATGTATCCAACGATGAGTACGGAAGTCCCTTGGAGTCTCGTGAAGAGCGGTTTTAAGAAGTCGCCGCATTTCAACACACAGACACAGAAGCCAGCGGCGGGCCGGGGCCGGACATCCATCAGCTTCATGCCGTACGCGACGTGGGACTTTGAGTTGGACATCAACTATGTCTTGGGCGGTGAAGCGGTGCAATGGTCCGTTCTCCAGCGGTTCCTTGGTTGTTACATGGCGTGTTGCGGCGCGGGTGGATTCTTTTGGTTTACGGACCCGAACGACAACGCCATCGAAGACCAAAGCACCATGCTCAACGTCACTCCGGGCGCGAACGCACCTATGGGCCAAAAAGGGGACGGAGCTTCGACACAGTTTCAATTAGCCCGGCTGATAGACCAAGGCGTTGACGTTATTCAGAACGCGGTCAACCCGGTCTTGTTCGTGAACGGCTCGGCGGTAACGGGGACGGTGGGTCCTACCGGCGTTGTCGTCTTCGACAGTGCGCCGCCCGTAAACGCCGTGCTGACTTGGCAAGGGAGTTTCCTCTATCTGTGCCAATTCAACGAGGACACGCTCAAGGACCTTGCGCGGGTTTCTAAAAACAGCGGCGGGTTCCTTTGGAGTTGCTCAAGCATCGCCTTTGAGAGCGTGTTCGTATGAGCCAAACACACTTCTTTTCATACGCCGATAGAGTTTTCCTTCGGGCCGTGGAGCTAGGCTGTCAGCCCATCCCCGGCAGCTCCACGCTGATACCGCTATGGCGTTGCACATGCCGCAATTGGCTACACGCCGCCCACGAGACAACGATTATCACCAACGAGTCACTATCCCTTTTGCAAAACGGTATGCGGAACCGTGCCAAATGAAAAGACTAATGCCTTCGACGCTCATCACGTTCCTCCAGAACAACCCCAATTGCCACAAGGCAGATTGCTTTGTTATCCAGTTGCCCACGGGCGTGGTCCTCTGTGCGACGGAGGGTCAATGGGATATCACCTTCTTGGCAACGACGCCCGGATGGCCCGGCGCACAAACGACATTCAAGGCCGCCCAATATGGTGTTTGGAGCCGGGGAAAGATCACATCCGAAGCCGGGACAAAATGCGGTGCCAACACGATGGACTTAACCTGTATCCCGAAGCCGGGGACCAACTATCCAGGGTTGGGAATCGGCATTCTTAACGCCGCGCTTAACCACCTCTTCGACGGCGCTACTGTGTGGGTCTATACGGCGTACATGGCCCTCGGGCACTACGGGGACGTATCGGTGGGCATTGAAACGAAGTGGCAAGGGACCGTTTCCAAAGCGCCCGTCTTGTCCCGCTCTAAGGTTCAATTCGAGTGCGCGGACCCGATGTACTTATTGAACATGAAGGTCCCGTCCCGGCTAATGCAAAGCAATTGCCCGTGGTCGTTCTGTGACAACAATTGCACGCTCTCTGTTTCGGACTATACGGTCAACTTCACGGCGCAATCCGGGAGCACACAAATCAATCTGATACCAACGGCGGCGTTTACACAGGCGGACGGATACTTCGCGCAAGGCGTTGTCAAATGCCTCACGGGAGCCAACGCCGGATTGAGCCAAACGGTAAAGACCCACGCGGGCGGCTCCGTAACGCTCATGGTGCCGTGGATTCTCCCGGTACACGCCGGAGACACCTTCTCTGTCATCAAGGGTTGTGACAAGACGCTCACAACCTGCAAAACCACCAAGCAAGCTAACGGAACGGTTATAGACAACTCACAGAACAACGGCAGCACGCCGTTCGTTCCCGCGCCGTCTTCATCCGTATAGGGACTTATGAACAAAGAAAAACAATTCGAGACGTGCCACAAGCATGGCAAATTCCCGGTTGGAGGCAACGAGCACGAACACCCGCACAACGGGGACACCATAGTCCTCTGTCCGGTGTGCCGTGAATGTGGCATAAACAGGCACTACGGTCTTTGTTCAATGGGCGGCGAGGGATAAATGCTAACGAACGAACAGCGCGCGAACATCGTCAGAGAGACTAAAAGTTGGATTGGCACGCCGTACCGTGGGTGGTCCTGTGTAAAGGGCGCGGGCGTCGATTGCGGACAGCTTATATACGGCGTGTTCCGCGCGTGCGGCCTCGTCCCCGTGCTGGAGCTGCCGAAAGACTACTCCCTCCAGTTGGCACAACACCGCGCATCCACGGAGTACATAGACACCGTGGCCAAATACTTCCGGGAGATACCGGAGGCCGAAGTCTTGCCGGGTGACGTTGTGGTTTACAAGTTGGGGTTGGCGTATGCACACGCCGCAATCGTCCTGGAGTGGCCTAACAACGTTGTCCAGGCCGAAGCCCGCCACGGCGTCTCTGGGGCGCACGGAACTAAGACGCCGTTGTTCCGCCGCGCGGAGCGCCGGTTGTTCACTTTGAAAGACGAGGCTAAATAATGTCTGCCATATTCGGACCACAGACGGCGGGACCCACGCGCATTAACCAAGTCCAGATCAATCAAAGCGTGCTTGGCTATGCGTTGCCGGTCGTCATGGGCAAAGGCAAAGTCCAACAGTCTATTTTGTGGACGGACGGCTTTTCGTCTAAGCAAACAACGGCGGGCGGCGGCGGTAAGGGCTTGGGCGGCGGCAAAGGCTCCCAATACGTTTACAGCGCGGACCTTATCGCGGGCATTTGCGCCGGGTCAATCGTGGGCGTTTGCGACGTGTGGTCCGGGCAAAGTTGGCTGAGTAATACAAACGCGGCGGAGACATACACGATTACGGGCGGAACCCCGATATATACGCCGCTCAACGCCGCCAACATCACGGCAAATCAAGGCGTTGGGTTGAGCATTATTTTCGGCGGAACGTTCCCGGACCTCGGGTCCTCGGGAACGACGTTGAGCGGATTTCATACCGTACCGCTTGTCCAGGTTGCCTTCGGTGCGACGTTGAGCAGTGGGGAGTATTCGATTGACCCGAGCAACAACAATTACCATTTCTCCCCGGCAGACGTGGGACAGACCGTCCAAATAAATTACAGCTTCGCCCTCGGCATTATCAAGCAACAACAAACGGACCTCATCCCGTCCGGCTTGACGATTAGCGTTGGAGGAACGACGCCGTTCTCCGTTGACGGCGGTGTCCAATACAAGACAGGGCCGAACGACGGCAAAGCCTTGATAAACGTTGGCGGGTCACCATCGGCAACCGGGACGTACTCGGTAAGCGGGAGCGCCCCGGCAACGTATCACTTTGCACCGGGAGATATCGGCGCGGAGGTCTTGATAACCTTCAAGCTAAACAACAGCACGGCACTCCCGAGCGGTACACAGACGAGTCTAGCCTTTACGCTCTTCGACGGCGCGCCCGGACAGGCCGCTTGGGCGTTGCTATCTAGCAACTTCCCCGGCGCGGCCCTCGGATATTCGGGCATCGCATACGCCGCCTATGGGCCTATGGACCTTGGATACGGCGCACAGATCCAACAAAACGTCTTTGAGGTTTTGACGGCGGACGGATGGGGCGGCGGGATAGTCGATTGCAACCCGGTCCAATGCATCCTCCGGGTTCTCACGGATAAAGTTTGGGGACTTGGGGCCGGGGCCGTCCCCTTCCCGGTTAGCGCAATCGACATGCCAACGTGGGGTTTCCCAACGGCGAGCGGCTCGGCCCGGCAAGATAGCACCGCCGCGAGTTGGTTTGCAGCGAACGGCTTCTTTATCTCTCCGGTAATCGACAAGCAAGACACCGCCGCCTCACTGATGAGCCGGTGGCTTGAGGCCGGGCAGTGTGCCGCCTTCATGTCCGAAGGGCTTCTCAAACTGGTCCCGTACGGAGACACTTCGACGGCGGGCAACGGCGCAATATGGGTTGCTCCGGCAGACTTCGCCGTGGCGTTGGATGACACTTGTTTCCTCCCGAAGAGCGAAGGCGAAGACCCGGTTAAAATATCTACACCCACGGATTACATGAGCGCATGGAACACGGCGCAAGTCAGTTGGAATAACCGGGCCAACCAATACGCGCCGGAGATTACGCCCGAGTCTGACCAAGGTGCCAAGAATCGGTATGGTGACCGCATAGAAGACCCACAGACTTGGGACTTTATCACGACGCTGCCCGCCGCCGTGTTTGCAGCAAGTATGCGGGTTAAGCGGAGCGTCTACACCCGGAAGACTTACGAGTTCACGTTGCCATATCGGTACACGTACCTTGAGCCGATGGATATTGTCCCGATCACCGCGAGTTCGGTGTGGGCGGCGGAG